CTTGATGACTACACTAGCTCATTATTCAATCGTGTAGGAGTTTCATCATGACTGATTTAAATTTAGAACTCGACAATATGAAAGTATCCATTTTAGAAATGGAGAACGATCGTCTTAAACTCGAGAAGGAAGAATTAGAGTCCGAGATCGGTAAATTGGAAGATGAAAACGAACACTTAAAAGAAATTATTAAATCTTTAGCGGAGGTCTTATGAGCAACGATAGAAACGATTTTGAGCCAGCAATACGCAATGCTGCATGGTGGGCTAGTGATACACGTCAAGCCATTAAAGGAAACGCCCTACAGACTGTTCTCATTAAACAAGGTAAACTTCCGCCTCCAGACTTATCAGAGGTTGAAGCAGTCCAAATGGGACACGTCATGCAACCCGTTATTGGTAGACTTGCACAAGACAGATTAAAGATGGAGTTAAAAGATGCCGACTACATGCTCACGCATTTTAAAGAGAACTGGTTTAGGTCTCATTTTGATTTTATTTCTGTTGATGGTAGCGCACTTGTTGAAGCCAAGAATTATAATGCTGCTGTTCGTCATCAGTTTGATCCTGATACCAATAGGATTCCATCGGTAGACTATGCCCAATTAGTCCATGAGGCAGCTGTTCACAATGTATCTAAAGTATACCTTGCAGTCCTCTTTGGTGGGCAAGAGTTTCATACCTTTGAGTTTGATATATCGGAAGCAGAAAAATCCGAGTTAATCAAAAATATGGCGGTATTTTGGGCGCATGTGCAAACAGGAACAGCTCCAGAGCCGAGAAACATTGAAGATACGAAATTACTCTATCCTCAATCGACAGATGGTGTCACCTTTGCAACCCAAGACATTGAAAACATGGTTCATGATCTTAAAGCACTTAAACAAAAGATTAAGGAATATGAATCTATTGGGGAACAATGGGAATTAGCTATTAGGAACGCAATAGGAGAGAATCAGGAGCTGCGCACCTTTGATGGTAATACCCTAGTGACATGGAGATCCTCGAAAGCCTCTATGCGCTTTTCTAGCGATTTATTCAAGCAAGCTATGCCAGACATCTATGACAAATTTGTAATCGAACAAGCAGGCTCTAGGAGGTTCTTAATCAAATGAATAATATTGATATAGCCATTTGGGTGATGACTGCCAGCTCAGTCATAGACACAATCCTAACTTTAATTGAGAGGTTTTTATGAGTAATATTGTCAGTTTTAATGATATGCAGAGTATGGCGGAAGCCATAGCCAAGTCTGGTTTATTTGGCATGAAAGACACCAATTCTGTTCTTGCTTTAATGGCAGTTGCACAAGCAGAAGGATTGCACCCTGCAACAGCTGCTAGAGATTTCCACATCATTCAAGGTAGACCAGCACTCAAAGCAGATGCTATGCTTGCAAGGTTTCAAAATGCTGGAGGTAAAGTAGACTGGACTATGTATACAGATGAGGTCGTAACAGGACTCTTTACGCACCCTAATGGTGGTTCTCTATCCGTCACTTGGACTATTGAACAAGCCAATAAGATTGGTTTAGTCAAACCTGGAAGTGGGTGGCAAAAGTTTCCAAGAGCTATGCTCAGAAGTCGTTGCATTAGTGAGGGAATACGATCTGTTTTTCCTGGAAGTGTAACGGGATTCTACTCCCCAGAGGAAGTCCAAGACTTTGACGACAAACCGATTGAAAGAGATATAACACCGAAGAAAGCGCCTACTGTTGTTTTGCAAGGAAATGAACCCGTAGTCTTGGAAGAAACGCCATTGATCAAGACAATTCCTTTGTATATTCCGAATCAGTCAGAACCCTATGCTAAGTATTTAAATAAAGAAGATTGGGTTGCTGGATTTCTCGACATGTTTAGGAAAATCAAGATAAACGAAAAATTGACAGAAGATGAGAAATATCAAAAGTATGAATCATTTAGAGAAGTCAATACAGAGTTTTTAGGCAGCTTAGATTCACTTTCAACAGCAAATATTCTCGCAGGTATGAACAAAATCAATAAGGAAACTCAACATGAACAGTCATAAACCTATGCTCGGTAAAGGCGTATTATTTCAAAACAAAAAGACACAAGAGAAATCACCAGACTATAAAGGGATGATTACCCTTGCTAAAGACTATAAGGCAGGATCAGAACTGAAAATAGCAGGTTGGCTCAAGATTACACAAGGTGGTAATTTAATCAGCTTGAGTGAGGACTCTTATGTGGCTAAGAATAATGAGCCATATCCAAGAGAGTTGAATAAGATGGATGATGACGTGCCATTTTAATGATTGTATTAAAACTACCTTATCCGCCGAGTATCAATGTTTATTGGTTAGCGTCAGGACACAGACGTTATATCAGTAAACGAGGTATGCTGTTTAAGCAAGCAGTTGCAGACTATGTGCAAGAATACAATACGCCTAAATTGGGAGATGCTAAAGTAGAAGTATTTATTTACATTTATCCAAGATCAAAGAAGTTAATGGATATTGATAATTGTGCGAAGCCCGTTTTGGATGCTTGTCAGGATGCTGGAATCTTTGATAATGATGTGCAAGTGGAAGCACTACACATTTATCGTGGTAAGCCAAGAAAAGGCGGAGGAGTAACAGTTTTAATTGATGAACTCACCAGAGTAGCTACTGAAACCCAGTTGGGTTGAGTTAGGAAGGTGCGCTGCACACCTTTAGCTACATGCAGCACTAACCTAACTTTGGAGAATAAACATGGATGAATTAAGTGAATTAAAACTCATTATTCAAGATTTAAAATACCAATTATTAGAAAAAAATGAAGAATTGGTTGAAGCGAAAAACTCAATAGCAAGACTTATGCTTGAAGTAAATCGTCTTTACGGAATTATTGATAAGGAGGCTAAAAATGCCGGTAACTGATACATCAATACAAGCCTATAAAGAACATCGTTCTGAAGGTAAAGTCAATACACAAGCAAACAGTATTTATCGTTCTATGCAGGTCGGTAAAGACTATTCCAGACGTGAATTAGTAGCCATCACACTGATTGAGTTATCGAGTGTTTGTGGTCGTGTGAATGAACTCTTACAGCTCGGACTACTCAAAGAAGGAAAAAAAAGAAAATGCAGAGTCACAGGAAAAACCATCATTCCAGTTTATAAGGATATTTTATGAGAATCTTAGTCGCGTGTGAATTTAGTGGAACTGTTAGGGATGCTTTTATTAAAGAGGGACATGATGCCATGAGTTGCGATTTAGAGCCTACAGATATTCCTGGACCGCATTATCAAGGTGATGTTATGGATGTAATTAATGAAAATTGGGATTTTATGATTGCTCATCCACCATGCACTTATTTATCAAATGCAGGAGCAAGATTTCTTTTTCCTAATGGTATTTTGAATGAAGAAAGATTACAAAAAGGTTTGGAAGCTAAAAAATTTTTTATGTTGTTATTTAATGCAAATATATCAAAAATTGTAGTAGAAAATCCTGTTCCATCAAAAATTTACGGATTGCCACCTTATAACCAAATCATAGAACCGTATGAATTTGGTCACCCATTTAAGAAAAAAACATGTTTATGGTTGAAAAATGTACCTCCTTTAATGGCAACGTTTATGGAAACAAAACCACAAAGTACCAAAATACCTGGCAATTGGTTCAATAAAGGTGGTAAAGATAGACAAAAAAATAGAGCTAAAACATTTCAAGGAATAGCTGACGCTATGGCAGAACAATGGGGAAATTTATGAATGTACAAATATTTAGTTTGTATTGGGACAACATTGACGATCGTATTGTGTGGTATCAAAACGAAGTCATGAATAAAATGGGAATTACTGTTCAACAGCACCGTATCAATGGTATAGGACATGCAGAATGGATGTCTTGGATTGAAAATAGGACAGATTCTGATGCGATTCTTTACATGGATATTGATTGCATTATTACGCACCCACAAGTCATGAAAAATTGGGTGATTAAAGCCACGAACGGTGATTTAGTAGGCAACATTCAATCTACAAATCATTTAGGCGTAGAGGTGGCTAAAAAGACGTTTGCAGCACCCTCATTCTTGGTTCTGAATAAGAAGATGTATCACCGTCTTGGAAAACCATCATTTCAAGCCACACCGTATGGGGATGTAGCGCAGACATTAACGGATACTTGGAGGATGTATAACGTGCCAGTGCATTTGATACCGATTACGCACTTTGAGAAGGCTAAATGGGCTTTAGCTGGTGTGCCAGATCAGTATGGTATTGGAACGACTTTTGGTGGTTTTAATTACCATTTATTTGAATCCAGACAACAAGAAAATATTGAATTATTTGTTCAAAAATGTATGGAGGTGTTGAAATGAATGAACCAGTTGCAATGCGTTACGATTTTGATGGATATGGATATAGATACATCGATTCAGGCTCAGGGAGTGATTGGCAAACGAGAGAGAAAGGAGAGTTTCTTTATACCAAACCTTTTTTTGATGAAAAACCTGTTGCTATGATGGTTAAAATGGATGGGTTTGATAAACCTGAGTTTACTACAACCTGTAGTTCTGATGCACTAAAACACCCTAACTATACTGCATTGTATGACCATCCACCAATAGCGTTTGCTGAATTAGAAGCTGGGGAGAGTATCCCACTCTATGAACACCCAATGCGTGAACTAACAAAAGAGGAAATAGATAATATTTTTGGAATATCTGCATTAAACACAACAGTAACTTTAACAACAGAACAATGTTATTGGATTGTTGATGCAATACTAAAGAAAGCGAGTGAGAAATGACAGCAAATGAACTAGCAGATATAAATGAGTGGTCTTGTTGTGCTCATAGTAAACAAGTTTCTGCCATGCTACGTCAACAAGCACAAGAAATAGAAGCGTTAAATAATGCAGTAGATTCTTTAGTATTAAATAATGTTTTGTGGGAGTTAACAGATGAGGAAATACTAGCCCTATGGGTAAAGAAAAACAATCTAAATGGTGCTAAAGATATTTTAGATTTTGCTAGAGATTTATTAAAGAAAGCGAGTGAGAAATGAAAATTGTTGTCATTACGCCCACAACAGGAAAAGAAACATTGCAAAGAGCTATTGATTCTGTCAAAGCACAAACCATGAAATGCGAACATTGGGTAATTGTTGATGGAAAATTCGATTTTTCTTGTGACGCAGACGTTGTGATTCATTTACCAGAAAATACGGGAAGGGCAGGCGGTATTTTATGGAATGGTCAACGCATCTACGCAGGTATGCCGTTTATGATCAATGCAGATTATATGCTGTTCTTAGATGAAGATAATTGGTTTGAACCAACACATGTCAATGATATGGTGTTTAAATGTGAATCGGAAAACCTAGCATGGTGCTATTCACTGCGCAAAATTTACAATAAAGAAGGTGAATACGTCTGTAATGATGACGTAGAATCACTTGGCAAACTCTCTAGCAATCCAGATACATTCGTGGATATGAATTGTTATTGCGTTAGAGGGGATGTCTTACCTACTTTATCTCCAGCTCTTTATCATGGTGGCTGGGGTGAAGATCGTGCATTTTATCAAGCACTTGTAGATAATGCACCACAATTTGAGTGTACGAACGGCTACACCGTCAATTACACCGCACCAGATCGTTTATTACCCATGTTTTTAAATAACCAAAAAAAGGAAACTCAAATGGCATCTATTTTTATTGCAACACCTATGTATGGCGGTATGTGTGCAGGATATTACACACAATCCATTCTTCAACTTTCTGATTTACTCAAACAACACGGTATCGAAAATACTTTTAGCTTTATGTTTAATGAATCACTCATCACCAGAGCAAGAAATGCACTTACAAACGCATTTTTAAAGAAAGAGGGCTGCACACATCTCATGTTTATTGATGCAGATATTCACTTTAAACCGCATGATGTATTAAGTCTTTTACAAGCTGATAAAGACATTATTTGTGGCATCTATCCTAAAAAAGAAATCAATTGGCATGGTGTAGAGAAGGCAGTTAAAAATAACGTGCCACAGGATCAATTAAAACGTCATACAGGCAGTTTTGTAGTGAACTTGGTAGGTTATGCAGGAGAAGTAACTGTACCAATTAATGAACCCGTAGAAATCTTTAATGGCGGTACAGGATTTATGCTTATCAAACGTGAAGTATTTGAGAAAATGAAAGATTCAATGCCATTTTACTTAAATGATGTTACTGATTTAGGTGGTAGCATGGAACAGCAAGATAAGATTACAGAATATTTCGCAACTAGCATAGAACCAGAAACAGGCAGATTGTTGTCTGAAGATTATCACTTCTGTTACAACTGGCGCAAAATGGGCGGTAAGGTGTATGCTGCCCCGTGGGCTGAGTTATCCCACATTGGAACATACGCCTTTGATGGCAGACTTACTCCTGCCGCATAAAGATTAAGTTAACAAATGTTTGAGAGCAGAGTGTATATCCTTTGCTCTCTAACAACTCCATCATCTTATTGATTGTGCCAGGCGCAAATTCCTCACTCGGCTCAACCATAATAATTAGCGGTTTGTATTTGTCAAAATCAATGTCTGCAAGGATGTTGTAATCATACCCTTCAATATCAATGCTTAGAATGATGTCTACATGTCTTGGTAAGTGCATCTGATCAAATAAACTATTGATGCGTATTGCAGGAACATGTATCACACCACTGACTTCACCTTCTTTCCACGCTTTGACAAAATCCTTGTTTAAAGAAGATATTTCATTGTCTGGAGATAAATAAAACTCTACCTCTGCAACATCTTGATCCGTCACAGCTGCATTGATAATGGTGTCATTATGTCTATGTTGCTGTAATTGCGGTATAAGGTCAGGATTAGCTTCTACTAGCACAGTATGAATACCCATTTTTTGTTTAAGTAAGAAACTTGCGCTGGTAGCTACTGGATGGTTTGCGCCAATCTCAAAAAAAATTAAATACATCATTTTTTTAGTCCGCAGCATATATGCCCGTAATAAAGACTCTAAAATGACATCTTCATAAGCTTGTGAATAACTTGGTTGCAATTGCACAGGAATCGTGGGATGTTCCATGTGATTATCAGTAATGTGTTGATATATGTATGGATTAAGG